CGAGACCATCGAGCCGCCGCTTTCCGGGCCAATCTCGACGTATTGCGTGGCGTCGAGGTTGCGAAACAGGGCCCAGCCGAACGTGGTCACGTCCGACAGGCCGCCGATCACCTCCTCGCTCGTGCCGATGTTTTGGGTGTAGCCGCCCTCGCCGGCGTTGGCCATGTCGACCTGCAGTTGGCCGAGCGAGCGCTCGAACTTCCACGAGCCCTTTTCGGCACGCACCGACACGTTCAGCTTCAGCTCGTTCGACATTTCTTGGTTTTCTCCGCGTCCTCTGCGGTGCGCTGCTACACCAGCGGCAGCAGCGTGTAATCGAATTCCCGCTTGGTGGGCGAGACGATGAAGGTGGCGTCGGACGGATCGGCCGGCAGGCTGATCTGCGTGCCGTCGGCCGCCAGCAGCATGGGGATCTTGGCCTCTTCGCCGTTGTCGTCGGTGCAGGCCACCTTGTCGCCGGCCGAGAGGCAGTAGAGGCCCGCGTTGAGGTCGATCTTCGAGTGGACGTGCTCGAACTCGCTGGCGCCCAACGCGGTGTAAGACGACCCGTTCCACTTGTACATATTCGTGGTGTCGTCCATGTACCCCACTTCGAGCGTCATCGTCAGCACGCGGAACGCCACCTCGTTGCGCTCCTGCGGCTCGCCGATTTCGAGGTTGGCCATCCGCGCCCAGCCCTTGGGGACGTCGACGCCGTCGATCTGGACGTCGGCGTCGTTCACCGTGTTCCGGCACTCGAGCACCCAGGTGGGGATCGCCGCCAGGTTCTTCGTGCCGATCAGCGTCCACCAGCAGTCGTCGTCCATCGAGGGCGGATCGAACGGGTCGCCCGCCGCGTTGGTGTGCCCCACGCCGTTGCGATCGTAGACCACCGGCCGCTCGAACCCCTGCGTGCGCCACCGCCAGCGCGTCGGCTCGGCGGTGGGGTCTTCGCGCATCTCGCGCTCGGTCGAGTAGTCGCACGTCACCAGGTAGACGAGCTTCGAGAATCCCTCGTTGTCCGGCTTCACTCGGCGGCAGAACGCGCGGGGGTCGCGCGGGTGGGCCTGGCCGACGCGCGGGCAGAGGGCGTACGCCTCGACGTCCTCGGGCTCGGTGTGCGGATCGTCGGTCACCGCGCGGTAGATGTCGGTGAAGCGGCGAATCACCTTCCGCCCGTCGGCGGAGGTCTCGCTCGATCGGCCCTCGTGGATGCGGTCGAAGCTGAGAATGCCCATCAGTCCAGCGATACCTCCGTAATGCTCATCCCCGACATGGTGCGGAGGTATCCGGTCTGCTTCTCGCTCTCGTCGGCGGCGCGCTTCGTCTCCTTGGCGACCTCCTGCATCGGCTTCTGCCGGCCGGCCGTGGCGGCGAGGATCGTCGAGTAGGCGTCGGCCGTGCGGTGACCCTGCGCGGCCACGTATTCGACGCGCGTGGCCGGCTGCCGGCCGTCGCCCTTCTTGCCGTCGCCATCCTCGCCGGCGCCGGAGCCCATCGTCGCGCCGCCCGGCGGTTGGGCCGCGTCGACGGCCGCCCGGGCCGCCTCGCGCTCGGCGATCGCCCGAGTCAGCCGCTCGCGCTCGCTGTCGAGCGTGCCCCGCAGGCCTCCGTCGGCCGCGAACCGCTGGCGCACGCCCCGGGCCGCCTCTTCGTACGCCTTGCCGAACTCGGCGAACGCGTTGGGGGCGATCACGTCCTTCTGGCTGGCCAGCTCTTTTTGGAACGCGCCGGTGAAGGCCTCCACGGCGCCCGACAGGTCGCCCACCTTGATCGAATCCCAGGCGGCTTGCAGGCCGGCGACCACCGCCTTGCCCACGTTGGCGATCTCCTGGAAGCCGCCGATGATGTTCTGGACGATCGAACTGAAAAACGCCTTGAGGCCGGCGAACGCCCCGACGAAGAACGCGACCACCCGCTCGATCGGCCGTTCCATCTGCGGGAACCACTCGAGCGCCAAGGCGACGATTTCAATCACCGCCAACTGGGCCAGCGCGCCGAAGTTGCGGAAGCCGAAGGCCGCGTCGTCGACCCAGCCCCTGACCTTGCCGAAGACCGATTCCATCTTCTGGCCAAAGGTCTCGCCCTCGCCGACCAGCTCGACGAACAGGTAGCCGATCGCCGTGGCCGCGGCGATGAACAGGCCGACCGGCCCGGTGGCGACGGTGAAGGCCGTGGCCAGCGCGCCGCCCAGCATCCCGATCGCCGGCACCAGGGCGATCAGGGCGGTGCCGATCGCCAGCATCTTGCCAAAGGACTTGATCGGGCCCTCGAATCGCTTGTAGAGGTCGCGGAGCCAGCCCAGCAGTTTCTTGAGCCCGTCCATCACCCAGGCCAGGCCGGCGGCCGCGGCGCCCATCGCCGGCCCGAGGATGTCCATCAGCGTCGCGCCGGCGTCGACGAACGCCGCCGAGAGTTTCGCCCATCCCTTCTGGAAGGGCGTCATCTGCTTATCGGCCACTTCCTTGGTGGTGCCGGCCGCCTGGCGGAGCTGCTTCTCGTAGGTGCGGATCGCGTCGCTCGTGCCGAGCATCGTCTGGATGTAGCTGATCGACTTGTCCGAGAAGCCGAGCTGCAACAGCGTGGCCTTCTTCTGCGCGTCGCTCATCCCGTCGAGCGCGCCTTCGAGGTCGCCGATCACGTCGGCCAGGTTGCGCATCTCGCTCGCCTCGTCGAAGACGGCGATGCCGGCCGAGGCGAAGGCCGACTTGTTTTGCAGGGCCTTCGTCAGCATGTCGCGCATCACGATATTCAGCGCGGTCCCCGCTTCGGCGCCCTTCACGCCCTGATCGGCCAGCGCGGCCAGAACGGCCGTTCCCTCCTCGATGTCTTTCCCCACCACGCGCAGCGCGGCCCCGGCCTTGTTGGTGAGCGATTCGGAGAACTGCTCGACCGACGCGTTGGCCAGGGTGTTCGCCTTGACCAAGACGTCGGTCACGCGCGTAAGCTGCGCGAGATTCTCCTGCGCGTCTTTCGATTTCATCCCCAGCGCGCTCTGCGCGTCGGTGGCCAGGTCGGTGGCCCGGGCCAGGTCGAACTGGCCGGCCTGCGCGAACGCGGCTACCTGGGGCATGGCGGCGATCGACTGCTTGGCCGTCATCCCGGCACTGGCGAGGAAGTAGTAGGCTTCGGCCGCTTGCGACGCGCCGAACTGCGTATCGCGCGCGACGGCGAAGGCCGTCTTCCGCATCTCGGCGCGCGTCTCCGCGTTGACCTCGCCCATGATGGCGAGGCTGTGGCGCATCTTCTGGTTGAACTGCTCGCCCGATCGAAGCGCGCCGGCGAACAGGGCCACGCCGGAAAGCGGCGCGAAGGCCCCGGCCAGGCGGAGCGCGCCGCCGGCCACGGAGCCGAGGACGCTTCGCATCCCGCCCATCTTCTGCGAGAGCGTGCCGGCCGCGCCGGTGGTCGCTGCGAGTTGGGCGCGCGAGCGGGCCATGCCGCGCTCAAACCCCGAGGTCTGCGCGCCCAGGCGAACGACCAGGTCTCCGATCGCGGTGGCCATTGGGTGAGGGTTGAGGGTTGAGGGTTGAGGGTTGAGGGGCGACGATCAGCCGTCGTCGCTCGGATATTCGGTCACCAGCGAGCCGAGCAGTTGCCGGCTCTGACGCGGCGAGAGGCACGGCTCGGGCGCGTCGTCTCGTCTCGCTTCCGGCGGGCGCGGCTCGAAGTCTTCCGGATCGATCTCCTTGCCCGTCCACGCGCTGAGGAGCATCGCAAAGCCGAGCTTCAGCACGCGCACGATGCGCAACAGCGGATCGGGCTCGATCAACTCGAAGGCGATCACCTCGTCGAGGTCCTCCGGCCGGATCGCCGCCAGCTGGTCCTCGACGTCTAGCCGGCCGGCGCGCTGGGCGCGTCGGTGGGCGATGAGTCGTCGGGGATTGTTGCGGAGTTTTTTCCCGCTTCCTCGATGAGCTGGTCGATGTCGTCGGTGTTGAGGCCGACGTGCTTGGCGCAGGCGTCGTACAGCACTTGCGTGTCGGCGGCGTCCCACTCGGCCAGCCTCTTGACGTGCTTGTCCGAGAGCAGCCGGTTGCCCACCGCGTCGACCACGCACAGCACGATCAGCCGCCGCGTCGCGTCGCGGAGCCGGTCGCGCTGGTACCGGGCCTGGCGCTGGCCGACCACGGCCATCTGGTAGTTGTTCACCTCCAGTTCGGTGAGCGATTGGATGCGCACCGTCAGCCCGCTCACCGGCAGCTCGACCGTGTCGTAGCGCCGCCGTTTGGACGGGCTGAGCAACTGCTCGGTCGTCGCCAGGGTTTTCGCTTGCTCCGACATGCCTCGTTCTCCTGCTTCTGTTCGGTGTGTGTTCCGCGCTTCTCCGTTCCGGCCCCACCATGCCCGCGGGCTGCAACCCGCGGGTTTTGCCGCCTCATTCCTCGCCGAAGTCCGGCTCACCCAGCTCGTCGTCGTCCTCGCCCGTGAAGGCCGGCCCGGGGATCGGCTCGCCGCTGGCGTCGTAGCCGGTCATCTCGCCCCGATCGAACGCGTCGTAATCTTCCGGATGGATGCCGCGCGAGACCTTCTCGTAAGCGGCCGCCGCCCGGGCGATCTGCTCGGGCGTGCGGTTGGCCCGCCGCCGGCACTCCTCGTCTACCGGCTCGGCCACGCCCTGGCGGACCAGGTGCCACACGCCGAGCGTGTCGGTCGGCTCGCTCTGGAGCACGGTCCCCTTCGGCTTGATGCCCGGGCCCTGGCGGACCGGGGCCCCGCACTCGGGGCAGGCGGGCTGTTTGGCCCCGCGCCCGCCGGCCGGGCACGTCGAGCACTCCCACTTCGACGGGGACTTCTCGGTCGGCTGGCAGGTCATGTCGCGCAACAGTCGCGCTTTCATCGTGTGATCTCCTGGTAGCGTTGAGGTCGTGAGATGTCTGGGTGCGTTTCACCCCCGGCTTAGGTCGGGTAAGAAACGAGCCCGTCGACGTTGATCTCGAAGCTGGCCTTGAGCCCGTCGCCCAAGGCGACCGCCGGCTCGAAACTGATCCCCGCGCCGTCGAACTCCCACTCGGTGGTCGCCGCGTCGGCCCAAATCTGCTTCCACGAGCTGGCGGCCGGCGTGGTGATCAGGTCGGTGATCGCCTGGTGCGACGCCAGCACGGGGTCCATGTACACCTCGCCCGAGACGCTGCCGCCCTCGCTGCGCCCGGTGAGCGATCGGGGAATGCCCGCGTTGGCGTTGTCGAGCGTGTCGCTCTGGTAGTCTTCGCTCTTGCCGCCCGGGCCCGAGAGGGATATGATCTGGCCGATCGCCGTGTAGACGCTGGCGATCTCCAGTTGCAGCGCGGTCCCCTTGGTTTTGATCTTGGCCATCGTCTCAACTCCGCAAAAAGTAGAATGCCCGCCCGCGGGCGGGCCCTGCCCCGTCCTGTTACCGTTTCTTGCGCGCCTCGATCACGATCCGCTGGCGCATCACGGCCGAGGCCGCGGCGATCGCCACGCTGGAGACCGAGGCGATCACGCGCCGGGCCAGGCCGCGGAACACGTCGGGCATCCGCCCGGTCGACTTGCCGCCCTCGTGCCGGCGCTCGTCGGTCCCCAGCACGGGCCAGTGGATGTTCGCCGCGCTGATCCCCACGCCGCGCCCCTTCTTGCCGCTCTTCGCGACCCGCTTGCCGCGGGCCTTCTTGGCCGCCGAGATTTGCTTCTGCCGCTTGCCCACGGCGAAACCGACCTTGGCCACCGGCGTGCTGGTCTTGCCGATCCGGCTGGTGCCGCCGCGGCGGAACCGCTTGCCCACCGTTCTGCGGGCCTCGCGCTTCATCTCGTCCGAGGCGTTGCTGTTCTTGATCTGTTGGCGAAATGCCTTGGCCAGCACGCCCAGCTCGGCATTGATCCCCGCGGCCAGAACGGCCCGCGCGCCGCGCGTGCCCAGGTGCGCGAACTTGCGGTCCAGCTCCTTGACTCCCATCACGCGCACCGCGCCGCCGGCAAAACCCTTGCCGCCGAGCTTCCCGCCGCGGGCGATGTCGAGATTGATGGCGGCCATCAGGTCGCGTCCTGAAAGATGCAGGTGTATTCGCAGTCGACGTCGTAGTAGCCCTGGTCGTCGCCGTCGTCGTCGTCGTGGTAGCTGGTCGTCTCGTGCTCGAGGATGCCGTCGATCGTCTGGTCGCCGGCCGCGCCCGAGTAGCCGGCCA